AAGACATCAGCCGTAGCAATATAAGCATATAACCCCACTTGGCAAAAATCACCAGCTTTAACTATATATAAACTTGAACTTATACTTGGTAAAGAACCAAGAACTAAAACTTTATTAGCAGAAGCAATTTGCCATTGGCAAGTAGCTATCTGACCAGATGTCATATCACCTTGATAGGCAATATAATTTACCCATCCAGTAGAACCAAAATTAAGATATTGTTCCAATGATTTATCTGGAATACGCAAAGAATTAAGCAAGGCACGATTTTGGCTATAAAGCAAATAATTCATTGGCTTCATTTCGAAAGCAAAAGGAACTACTGTAATAATTTCAGAAGTAGAAATGCATTGATTTCGGCTAACTACTTGACCTACAAACCTTTGGTCGTTAATTCCAACCGATTCACTAACTGCTAATATTTGACTTAAACTCATAATTACCTACCCGTTGGAATAGAACGATTGGCAGATTGGTTCATAGACCAAATCGTCATTTTATTTTTAGCAAGGAACTGAATACCAGATTGGGTATCAATCGCTTGCATATTGGCAATATATGGACCATTGTAAGTAACCCCACCGCCACCTAAAGAACCAGCAAGATTGTTATTTGGAATTATCGTTCCGCTACGAGTTGGGATAAATAATTCAGGACCATTTTCACCAACTAAAGTAGGCATATCAATACTACCGCCACTAGCCTCTCCTACACCACCACCCATAGCACTACTTGGTGGTCCGATAAAATTAGGATTTGCTTCGTTAATTCCTCTGGTATAGGTGTTCATTAATCCACCAAAGCCTCCAAACATAGCACTAAGACCTTGCATCATTAGCATACGCATTTGAATTTTAATAAGGTCTTTAACAATGCTTGAAGCTAAATCGCTAAATGATATTTTTCCTGTTTCTACAAAGTTATCCATAGCTGATGCCATGTTGCCTGTAAAGCTAGTAAACATATCTTCTGCTAATTTGCCGTAATTTTGGGAATCTTCCGCATATTGTTTAAAGGCTCTATCCCATCCATAAGTAAAAGTTCTTTGGACAGCTATATTTTGTTCTTCTACTATTCGAGTGTTTTCCGCAAAAGCCGAACCAATTTCTTTTACCTTTTCAATCTGTCTATCATATTCTGCAACTATTTTTTTATCAGCACCACGACCAACCGCATCTTCACGCTTCTTAGTAATTTCATCAATTTTTTTGCTAGTATCATCCATAGCTCGTTGAATGGCTTGATAAATTCTAGCTTCATCTTTAGACATCCCAGCAATCGCAAACTCAACGTGCTGTTTTGCTTCGGCAAAATTAACTTGCCTTTGATATTCAACAGAAATCAATTTAGCAATATTAAGCATTTCCTCTAGTTTTTTTGCTTCGCTATTTAATTCGGTAGCCCTTTCTGTCCCAGTATTGGGTTTTTTAGCACCACCCTTAGGATTCATAAGTTCGTTAGCAAAAGCCCTATCTGCTTGACGTAACTTTCCTACATATTGGTCATACTCTTTTAATCGTTGGCTAAAAGTATTAAACTTTCCATTAGCCATATCATCTAATGTAAGACCTACCAAATTAACTGCGGCATTAATTGTCTGTAAAGCAGTAACGAATAAACGAATATCGTAGATTACAGCTTTAAAGGCTAGACCAGCTATGAACATAAAATCTTCCATAGCACTACCAACTTTATTCAAAGCATCGAATGTAGCATTAAGTGCTGGCAAGAAAGCGGCTGTAAACATCAAAGTGGTACGAGTGCCTTTAGCGGCTAATTTATCATGTAGGTCTGCGGCAATAGCAACGGCATCGGCATACTTTTCCCAAGCCCCGTTACCTTCTTTAATCAGGTCATTAAAGTTGGTCATATCGACTTGACGCATACCTTTGCCAAATAACTGAACTTTGACGTTGGTTGCAGTTGCAATATCGCCTAACTTAGCAATTCCAGAAACGGCTTTTTCAAAGATTTTTTCTGTATCTGGGCTGGCAAGTTCTTTCATTCCAATGCCTAGCTTTAAGAAGGCATCTTGTAGGGGCTTAGAACCCATAGCCGCCGCAGAAATATTCTGGTTAAACTTACCAATAACCTTGCCGACATCGTCAAAATGCCCACCTGACATTTCAAGAGCATCACCAATCTTTAATACACTAGCAATACTAAGGTTAGTAGCATCCGCTGTATCCGAAATAGTATCGGCAAATTCCATAGCATGATGAGCCATGCCTATAAAAGCGGCACCAGCGACAGCCGCCATAGTAGGAATTTTATTTGCAATATTATTAGTAAAGTCGTTAAGAGATTTCTTAGCGGCTTCCATGCCCATTACAAAATCACCTGATTCTAGGGCTAGGATTACTCCGAGTCTTGCTACATTTGCCATTTACTTTTCTCCGAACAATTCTTTTGGTGCATTAGGATTCATCATGGCAAAAGCCAATAATGATTCATTAACTTGCTTCCGTTTGTCTTGTTCTGTTAATGGCGGGTAAAGGTAATCATAAACCTGCGGAATAATATCTCGTAGTTTATATGGGGAAGAACCTTTAGGCAATGATTTATTAAATTGTCCAGCAGTTAAAGCACCCAATACTTGGATTATGCCTAAATTTCCAATAACTCCATCATTAAACATAATACATATCTCAGAGAATGTTTCTTCGTCTACAGTTGAAGGGTCAGTTCCATGAGCCGTTAGGTACGCTTTGACTTGTTTTCGGACTGACCCAATGACTTTCCCCGTGTCGCAGAATACTCAGGAGAAATCGTTTCAGCTATTTGTTCCATTACTTGGATTTGCAAAGCAAAAGGGAACAATTCTTCAATCATGTCATATGTAATAGTATTCATATCAAAGTCCTCTACCTCTGGGACTAAGAGTTTGAACATTTCGGTTACACGCTGTTCGGTTAAGGCTTTATTAGTTGCCGCCTCACGCATAGAACGACCTTCAATAAGAACGTCATTTTCCGAAAATTCTATTTTGGCATCTTTAGGGGCTTCTGCTTTTAACTGGACTAAATCATCAGTTAATAGTTTGTAATACTTATCAATCGTATCCGCATCTTTAGTTTTAAGCCGTTCATTCATAGCTTCTACTTCAGATGTTAAAGGGACACGGACTTTAAATGTATGACCACCCATGTCGAAAGAACGAGTACGAACTGCATCTTTATCAAACTTTTTTCCAAAAGCCGATGCTAATTTATCTGCCATATAAAACCTTTCTAGCTTGTTTTGCCTTGTATTTTTCTAATGCTATCTTTAAGTTACCGCTTAATGAGTTTAACACTGCACCAGCTTGGGATTCTAAAGCTGGTCTTAAATAAGGTCTTGCCGCAACATTGGCAGTTCCAAATTCCATAGCTACTGCTCTAGCATCACTTTGCCCTACTATTTTTTTATACTTATCCTTCTTGGATTTATAAGACCCTTCGGTGTCATAAACCCTTATTCCCCTTGCTAATTTCTTAGCTGGTGCAGTAGTAATTAAACCAATAACTGAATCCGTTGATTTAACGTATTTAGACCGCTTATCTCTAGAAGTAGGTCTTCTAGCTTCAACTTGAAGGGTAACTCTTAATTGCCCTGTATCTATTGGTGCTAATACTTTAGCAGTAGCCAAAACGGGTTGCATAGATGCTCTAACGGCATTAGTAAGAATACCTTTAGCATCTTTCTCGCCAAAATCTATCTGGAGTTGGTTTAGGAGTTCTTGTAATTCTCTGCCTCCCGTAAAGCCGACTTTTACGTTATAAGTCACGACCCTCTCCGTTTTTAATCATTTTATTGTAAATAGCATTGTTTAAAGCATTTACATAATCAACGACTTCGGAAGGGGTTAGCTTGTCAGCATGGATTTTGCCTATTTCGTAGGCAAGGTGAATTCCAGCTAAACGCTGTTGTTGAAAGCCAAACCAATTCTTATTTCCGCTTGTGGCTTGGATGGCTAAGTAGTTAAAGAGGTCTTGTGCGTTATTTATTTGTGTCATATAGAAAAAGCCCCGAAGGGCTTTTCTTAAGTATTAAACGACCAGCCGTATTGATTTCCACGGGGATGTACCGAGAATACACATTTAGCTTCTGCTCCAGGTTGGGCATCAATATGGAACTGACTTACACGACCATTAAAAGCATAAGTAGTAGTGTTTTCGCCAGAAACAAAAGCAATAACATAAGTGCGGTCAATAATGCCCGATTCAGAATCAGCACGCATCAATAACAAACCAGCATCAGAAGGATTCCAAGCGGCTGTAATTGTCATAGAAGTTGGGGCAGATTGTGTAGGGATTTTGTCCGATTGACGG